GTCGCCGGATTGTGTCTAACGCGGTTCCCGAGCCTTTGGTCGACGCCGAGCTTTGGGGAAACCTCGCCGACCTGTACGCGGCGCCGCCGCCCGACGTGCCGCTCGTCGTGGCGGTCGACGATTACCTCGGGTTGCGCGCCGCCGCCGCCGCGTGTGTCGAGCTCGCCGACGGGCGTTTCCTCGTGTGGGGCGGCGCGTTCGATTCTGCCGCCGACGCGTACGCATGGGCGAGCTTCACGGTTGGTCGCCGCGAGGGTTGTCGCGTGTTGCTCGGGCGAACGCTCGTCGAGTCCGAGGCGCGCGATTGGTTGCCGGGTGCGACCGTCGAGCGGGTGCAGGGCGGCGCGACGGGCGCCGGGTTGCCGTTGCTCCGGTCGCTCGCCCGTTCCGGCAAAATCGCCCATAGCGGCGACGACAGCCTCGCGACGCAGGTTTGTACCGTCGGGCTACTCCCGACCGCCACAGGGGCCCTTACGCAAGCCCACAGGGGCGTTAGAGCGGACCTGCTACACGCCGCCGCGTGGTCTGTCGCCGCGACCTCGACCTCGACCGCCGAACCGCTCGCGTTTTTCGTCTACTAGGGAGCTCGCATGCCGACCACGACAACACGCCTCGCGAGGGCGTCGCGCGGCGACGTTGCCCGGCGCCGTCGCACCATTGCCGGGCTACAGGCGAGCGGGCGTTCGGGTCGCCTCGACGACGCGAGCGATTGGACGTTCCTCACGGGCGGGCCCTATCCCGAGGGACCGGTACCGGCGACCGAACACACGGCAATGTCCTTGCCGCCCTTTGGGCGGGGCGTCGCATTGCTCGCGAACGCGGTCGCCGGTACTGATTGGCGCGCGATGCGTTGGGACGCCGAGGCGGGCGTCGCGTTGCGGATTGCCGACCAACCCGCCGTATTGCTCGACCCCGACCCGAGCTCTACGCCGTGGAATTACCGTTGGGCGGCGACGGAAGATTTGATTTTGTACGGAAACCATTTCGCCCTCTATGGCGATTTGGATTACCGGACGTTGCGCCCGGGTTGGCTCGTGCCGCTACCCGCGAGTGACGTATGGCTCATCGTCGACCCGGGCAACGGCGACTATGCGTTTACCGTCGCGGGCGAGCTCGTCGGCGCCGACAGCTTGCTCCACGTATCGGCGGGTAATCGCTCGGGCGAGGTTTTGGGGCGCGGCGTGCTCGCGCAATACGCCGAATGGTTGGGCGGCGCCCTCGCCGCCGAGGATCACGCGGGCGCCTATTTCGCGGGTGCCGCGTTGCCGCCTGCCGTGTTGCAATCGCCGACCATGCTCACACAGGCACAGGCGAGCGAGCTCAAAAGCAAATGGCGCGCCATGACGAGCGACCGCGAGCCCGTCGTATTGCCGAGCGGGTACGTGTTGACGCCGATTGTGTCGAATGCCGAATCGGCACAGCTAGTCGAGTCGCGTACGTGGAATGCACAAGCCGTCGCGATGATGTTGGGCATTCCGTCGTACAAGCTCGGCCTATCCGGCGCGAGCATGACGTATCAAAACATCGAGTCTGCCGATATCGAATTCGTGCGCGATTCCGTCGACCGGTACGCGCACCCGCTATCCGAGGCGTTCTCAAAATGGCTCATGCCGCGCGGTACGACCGTCGCTTGGGATTACGGCGGGCGTATGCGCGCCGACGCGCCGCAAACCGCGAGTGTCCTGTCGACCCTCGTCGGGTCGGGCGTGATTACCGTCGACGAGGCGCGGGCGATGATCGGGCGGGCGCCGCTCGACCAATCCGTCGAGGAATCCGAAACGCCGTCGGGCGTGCCCGACCTGACACCTAGCGAGGTCCCACAGTGAGCGAGCTCATTATCGACCGCGCCGCCGCGCCGCTAGAGGCGACCGGCGACGGTTGGACAGTGGAAGGGCTCGCCGTCCCGTACGACGTGCCGCACGAGGTCAGCGACGACGGCGGCGCCTCGACGTATTGGGAGGCGTTCGCGCACGGCGCGTATTCCCGCGACGCAGCTAAGGGCGGGCGTTGGGTCAACCTCATGCTCGGGCATTCGGGCGACGACGGCGACCGGTACCTCGGGCGTTGCGTATCGATTCGCGAGGAACGCGCCGGGTTGTTTTGTGCGTTCCGTATCGACCGCTCGCACCCGCAAGCCGAGCAAGCTCGCGCGGGTGAATTGCGCGGTTGGTCGGTTTCGACGCGGGTTTACCGCTCGCGTGCAAACGTCGATTTCGCGGGGCGCCGGGTGACCGTGCGCGAGGTATGCGGGTTGTCGCACGTCGCCGCGACCGCACACCCGCAATACGCCGGGGCGGGCGTACAGGTCGCCCGCGAACACGAGCTCATTATCGCGCCGAGCGGAACGCCACGCGCCGACGAATTGCGCGCCTACCTAGACAGCTTGCGAAAGCGGGATTAGTTTTTAATCCGAGGAACCGCCACCCGGCGCCGACGACGAACCGCCACCCGGGATTTACCCGCCACCCGGTCGACTGTCGAGCTAAGCCGCCACCCGGTCGAGAATATCCGCGACTCTCGATAAGGGTTAAGACAATGGGTGCATACCTCGACAGGCTTAACAGCCAATACGACGAAATCCGCGACGGTATCGAGGCGTTGGTTAACCGCGCCGCCGACGACAACCGCGACGTGACCGACGACGAGCAAAAGCAGGTCGACCGCGATAAGGGACGCCTGTCCGAGCTCGCGACCGCTATCGAGCATTACGCCGGGCTCGAAACGCAGGCGGGCAAGGTCGCCGACATTCGGCGTTCGGTTCCCGCGACGCCGAGCTCGACGCGTACCGCCTCGACCGTCGTCGACGAGCCATACGACATTGCGCGGGAATTCCCGACGGTCGGCGATTACGCGATCACGGTTCACAGGGCTATGACGATGCGCGACCCCGAGGCTATTGCCAAGCTCGACCGCGCGACCGATCACCAAAAGCTCGCCGACAACCCGGGCATCGTGCCTCGTCCCGTGCTCGGGCCCGTGTTGAACGATATCGACGCGTCCCGACCGTTTATCAATTCCATTACGCGCAAGCCGCTCCCGGCAGGCGCATTCGATCGACCCGTGATTACGCAGCATGTGTTGGTCGATAAGCAGGCGGCAGAAAAGGACCTGACGGCGTCGCGCAAAATGACGATCGGGAAGCTTCCCGTTACCGCCGACACGTTCGCGGGTCACTTGAACATTTCGCGGCAGGACATTAAGTGGACGAGCCCGGGCATTCTGCAAATCGTTTTCGAGGATTTCGCAGCCGTGTATGCGAACGCGACCGATAACGAGGCATGCGAGGATTTCGCCGCGTCGATTACCAATCCTGCCGTCCCTATCGCGTCGTGGAATCCCGACGACATTTACGGCGCTATGTTCGGCGCGGCGGCGGACACGCTCACAAGCGTTAACGCCCTGCCGGATACGTTGTGGGTATCGCCCGACGTTTGGGGCTCGCTCGGCGGCGTCACGATTACCAACGGCACGCCAATGTTCCCGGGAATGAACCCGGGTAGTGTGTCCGGTTCGCCGCTCGGATTCTCGCTCGTCGTGGATAAGAATTTCCCCGCCGCGACGATGATTCAAGGGCCCTCGCGTTACGCGGAATGGTACGAGGATATCGACGGGCTTATGCAGGTCGGCGAGCCCGACGTACTCGGGCAGCTTGTGGGTTACGCCGGTTTCGGCGCATTCCTCAACGTCAAGCCCGACGCCTACGTCAAGTTCACGCCGCCCGCGCCCGTGGCCGGTACCGCGAGCTCTAACGGCGACGGCGAGCGCCGGGGCCCGGGGCGCCCTAAGGGCTCGTAATGGCACTCGACCTAGCAACGGTTCGCGGGTACCTCGCGGTACCCGCGACCCTGCTATCGGACGAGGACCTAGGGCGCATGCTCGACACGGCGACCGCTGATCAGGCGGCGCGTTGCACGGTTCCCGAGGGCGGCGCGCCCGCGTTGGATCAGGCATTGCTTAGGCGCGTACAGCGCGAGGTTGCCGCCCGTAACCTTCCGCTCGGCATGGTCGGGCTCGACGGCGCCGAATACGGGCCCGCGTCGCTTGCCGCGTACGACGCCCTCGTCGAGCAACACGAGCGCGCGTACCGGACGGCGGTACTCGGGTGAGCCTCGCGACCCGTACGCCCGCCACACGCCCGCAAACGGCGCGTGACGAGCTCGTGAGCGCCCTCGCGACCGTCGACGGGCTAGAGGCGTACAGGACGGCGCCCGCGCAAGCGACGGCGGGCGCCGCGTGGCCGAAATGGGTGCAAACCACGTACGACGGTCACCTCGACGAGCTCGGGCGCGACACGTACGAAATCCTCGTGACCCTCCCCGCGTCGTACGCCGAGCAAACCGTCGACGAGGGCGACGGATTCCGGGACCTCGTCGCGTTCGCCCTGTTTCGGGTCGCCCGGGTCACGTATGCCGAGCCCGCGCAAATCACCTTTAGCGATCGACAGACGATGCCCGGGCTACGGCTACGGGTCGACACAGAATAGGAAACGCAATGTCCACAATGGTTGGCGAAACCTTCCCGCTCGGCGCGGGCGAATTGACGATCGGGCTTACCGCGTCGCCTATCGACGTGTCGTGCCTTGTCAATAACGCCGTGATTGCCGCGAGCAAGGATCAGGGCGACAGCGAGACAAAGCTATGCGGGACCGTCAAGGTTCCTAAGCCGACGTACACGTACGAATTGTCGGGCAACATGGATACCGACGTTGCCGACCCCGACGGGTTTTTCGCGCTTTCGCAGGCGTCGCCCGGCGAGGAATACGATTTTGCGTTTACGCCGAACACGGACGCCGGTACGGCGGCGACCGGGCGCCTCATCGTCGACCCGCTCGATTTCGGCGGCGACACGACCGGCGAAACGATGAAGTCTGATTTTACGTTTACCGTCGTCGGCGTCCCGACCTACACGTTTACGCCGCCCGTCGCAATGGAGGACCGCGAAACGCAGGCCGACCGCGAGGTCGAGTACGCGTGAGCGATAAGGCGCGCGTCGAGGTCGAGGGCGACGACGAGCTCGCCCGTAGTCTCGCGCGCGCCGCCGACGAAATCGGCGAACCGACGAGCGCCCTCGACAAATCGGGGCGCCTCGTCGAGCAACGGGCTAAGGAAGGGGCGCCGTACGACACGGGCGCTCTACAGCGCTCGATTAAAGCGACGCGCGAGGGCGTCGAGGTGAGCGTCGGGACGAGCGTCGGCGTGTACGCCGCCGTACAGGAATACGGTTCGGCGCACACGCCCGCGCACCCGTATTTGCGCCCGGCGCTCGACTACGCCGACACGACCGTTACCGGATATTTCCGCGACGACGCCGACCGGGCGCTCGCACGAGTGAAGGGCGCCTAATGGGTGACGTACAGCTAACGAGCCCGCGCGTGTCGGTTATTCGCGAGGGTCACGAGCCTCTAGAAATCCAAACCGACAACCGCGACATGATCCTCTATGAAAAGACGCGGGTTAAGCATAGGTGGCCGAAATTCGACGAGTCGCCAATTATGTGGCTCACGTTCCTATCGTGGGCGGCGGCGCGGCGTACCGGCGCGATCCCGCCCGATTACCGTTGGGAGAAATGGGAAGCCGAAACGCTACAGGTCGGAACCGTCGATAAGGACGAGGGCGACGACGAGGGCGGGCGCCCTTTCGACGAGGCGACAGGACTCGATTAATCGTCGAGCTCGCCGTCGCGACCAATACCGCCCCGCGTGATTGGTACGACGAAACCGACGAGGTAATAGCGACAGCGCTCGACGTGTTGGAAACGCAGACCCGAGAAATACGCAAGGCACGACGACGAAAGTAGGCAGGCAATGGCAAACGTCGCCGAGCTCGTCGTAAAGATCATCGCCGACACGAAAGACGCGCAAAAGGGCGTCGACGACGTAGCGACCAAATCGAGCAAAATGGGCGACGTGCTCGGCAAGGCGGCACTACCCGCCGCCGCCGCGCTAACCGCCGTCGCGGGCGCCGCTATCGCGGCAGGCAAGGCAGCCGCCGAGGACGAGCAAGCGCAAGCCGTTCTAGCGACGACGCTCAAAAACACGGCGGGCGCGACCGACGCACAGATAAAGGCGGTCGAGGACCATATCGCCGCGATGAGCCTCGCGACGGGCGTTGCCGACGACGAGCTACGCCCGGCAATGGGCAACCTCATGCGGGCGACCGGCGACGTAACCAAAAGCCAAGAGGCTATGGCAATCGCCCTCGACGTTGCGGCGGCGACCGGGACGAGCGTCGAGTCGGTTACTAAGGCGATGAGCAAGGGATACGGCGGTTCGGCGACCTCCCTTAAAAAGCTCGTGCCCTCGCTCGACGACGCGACCGTCAAATCGGGCGATATGAACAAGATTATGGAGGAACTCGCCGAAACCACGGGCGGCAGCGCCGCCGCCGCCGCCGATACAGCGGCAGGCAAAATGGATATCTTCCAAAACGCAATGGGCGAGGCACAGGAAGAAGCCGGGTCGGCGCTTATCCCGATCATGACGACGCTCGCCGAAATCCTCGTCGACGTGGCGAAATGGATCGGCGAAAATACGACCCTATTCCTCGTTATCGCGGGCGTAATCGCGGGCGTCGCCGCCGCTATCCTCATCGCGAACGCCGCTATTGCGATCTATAACACGGTTACGGCGATTGCCGGGATCGTGTCGGCGGCAGCATGGGGCGCCGCCCTATTGCCGATCCTTTTGGTAATTGCCGCGATCGTCGCCGTTACGGTCGTGCTCGTAATTTTGTGGAAAAAGTCGGAAACGTTCCGAAATATCGTGCTCGGCGTTTGGGGCGCAATTAAGGACGGCGTTATCGCCCTAAAGAATAAGGCGGTCGAGGTATGGAATGCGATCGGCGATAAGGCACAAAACACGGTCGCCGATATCAAGGGCTTTTTCGTCGGGCTAAAGGACCGCATTACCGAGCTCGTCGAAACGGCTAAGGAAAACGCCGTCAATAAGTTTGTCGCTATTCGCGATAAGGCGTCCGCGGTTGTCGCGGATATTAAGGAATTCTTTGTCGGGCTAAAGGACCGTATTAGCGAGCTCGCCAATACCGCCAAAGAGAATATGAACGAAAAGCTCACGGCGATCAAAACGAGGGCGAGCGAAATCGTCGGCGATATCAAACAGTTTTTCGTCGATATGTGGGCCAATATCAAGGACCGCATTCCCGAGGATATCGCCGCCAAATTGGCCGCGCCTTTTACCGCCGGTAAAGACGCCGTCAATGCGATGAAAGACGCCGTCGGTTTCCTTATCGGCAAGGTCGAATCGCTTATCGGTTGGCTTAAAAATATCAAGGTGCCGAGCCTGCCGGGTTGGGTGACCGGCAAGACAGCGCCGAGCGCCGCCGCCGCCGTGCCGACCGTCGGGCGGTACGCCGCGCCGTCGGGCCCGAGCACGAGCGCCCGGGCGTCGAGCTCGTCGAGGTCGACGACGATCATCGTTAACGGCGCGATCGATCCCGAGGCGACCGCGCGGCAAATTCGGCGCATCCTCGCCGGGCACGACAGGCGGGTCGGGCTCGCATGATCGGCACGCATTCGGTTGTGGCGTACGCCGACAGGAACGCGGCGGGTTGGGGCGCGCCCCTGTTCACTAATTCCTATTTCGATACCGACCTCGCGGGTTGGACGCCGGGCCCGTTTATCGACCCGTGGACGTGGTCGGGCGGCGCCGCCGTGTTCACGTCGGCGACGGCGAATAATCCCGCGTTGCATCGCACGACGGCGGCGACGATCAACCGCCCGCCGAACGTCGCCTCGTATCGGGAACGTATTTCGGTCACGCTTTCGCATCCCGCCGACGTGTTTATCTATCTCAATTTCGGGACGACCCGCGAGGGCGCCGCGCTCGGCGACTATTGGCGCCCCGGCGAGGCGATACAGCAATGGGGCGCGAAATCGCTACAGGCGGGTACGTCGAGCTTCGATGCCGTGTTTGACCAATACGACCCGCCCGGGCCCGAATACATTTACCTAGGCGTCGCCGTCCTCGTGATGCACAACGTCCCGAGCGGGACGCCGTTTACCGTCGCGGTCAATTCGTTTGAGCTTCACTACCGGAGCACGGGCACGAGCGCCGACCTGTCGTGCCTAATCGACGAGGTCGCTATCGTTCACGGGCGCGATTCCGCGTCGGGACAACCCGAGGCGAGCTCGGCGACAATCGACCTCACCATTACGCCCGAGGCGCCGTTGCCGACTCTCGTCGATATCGGCGCCGTGCTCGTGATTAACACGACGACGCCCGACGGCGCGTACACGCGGTTTACCGGGCGCGTAACCGACCTCGTCCTCGCATGGGACGACGCAGGCGAGGACACGCCCTACACGGGCGTTGGGCAGCTTGTGGCGGTATCCCTACTCGCCGACCTCGCGCGGCGTGTCGTCGGCGATACGCCGTGGGCGCAAGAGCTCGACGGCGCCCGCGTCGCGCGGATTCTCGACCTAGCGGGCGAACCGCTCGACCCGCGATGGAGCGACGCGGGAACCGTGCAAATCCTCGCGCGCGACGTGGACAGCCAACCCGCCCTAGACGTTGCGACGGGCGTCGCCGAATCGGCAGGCGGCATGTTGTGGCAGGCGCGAGCGGGCGACGTTCGGTACGCCGACGCCGAGCACAGGCGAGGTATCGCGCCGTCGCTCGTCCTCGACGCGTGCGACATTCTCGTTACGCCGCAATGGCGGCGCGACCTAGAGGGAATGGTTAACGAGGTTTCGATCGGTTACGGCGTCACGCCCGACGGCGGCGAACAGCCGCGTTACCTCGCGAGCTCGCCCGACTCGATCACCCGTTTCGGGCGGTACGAATATTCGATCGAAACAGAGCTCGCCGCCCTCGTCGACGCGCAACGCATGGGTGAGCTCGTCCTCGTCCGCAACGCCTCGCCGGTATGGATTTTGAGCGCCCTGCCGGTATCCCTCGCCGACCTCGACGCGACCGAAACGGCGCAAGTGCTCGGGCTCGAAATGCACGCGCTCATTCAAATTACGGGATTCCCGGCGATCGGCAACGCGCCGACGATTACCTCGCTATGGGTGGAGGGTTGGCGCGAACGCCTCGCCTACGGCGTGCACGAGCTAGAGCTATTCGTGTCGGGCTACTGCCGGACCGCGCCGCCGCCTAGGTGGAATGACCTAAGCCCGGCGACGCTATGGGACACGGTCGGGACACTCACATGGAACGACGCCGCGTGCCTCGGGCCCATGCCGCCGTCGGGCATTTGGGACGCCGTACCCGCCTCGACCCGTTGGGACTACGTCGACCCGGCGCTTACGTGGAATACCTACCCCGCCCTTATATGAAAGGCTAAAACCATGCCGAGCCAAACCGCCGCGCCGTGGTCGATTCCCTACCCGCTAGGTACCGACCGCGTAATGGACGGCGACAATTCCATGCAAGCTATCGCCGAGCGAATGAACGCCCTTTTTAACCAAAACATTCTCGCCGCGCCCGTGCCGCAAACCTCCCTCGCGCCGCAAACCGGTTGGGCGGGAACCGTCGCTTATTTTGTCCGGTCGGGCGTCGTAACCGTTTTCCTCGAAATCACGAAAGCGTCATGGGCGGCGGGTGAAGGGCTCGCACAATTGCCCGTCCCGTATCGGCCATATTTGAGCACGTTTATTCAAGGGCGCAAACACGTGTCGGGCGGTCCGGTACTCGTGCAATTGCGTTCGGACGGATATCTAGTGGTGATGACCGCCGGTTCGTCGGAAAACGGGATCAGCGGATATTTCACATTCCTCTACGGCAATACGACCCCCTAGGAAATCGCTATGTCATACCTCACGCAAAACGAAATCGCTAGTAACAGCCCTATGTGGTGGCGGGTCGCGCAAGCCGCCGCACAGGAAGGGGCGCCCGGGAATCCCGACGAATGGACGAACGACAACAGGCGGTATTGGGCGTCGTCGCCGGGTTGGTCCGAGGCTTGGGAATCGGCGCGCGCCTCGCACCCGGACGACCCGACGTACGACCCGGGAACCGACGAGGCAGTGATTACCGACGGAATGATTTTGGCGACCGTACAGCAAATGATCGGCACCCCCGCCGACGACGAGGAAGGAACGCGTAATGAGTGAGCACGAGGACGAGCGCCGCCCGGTCGAGCACGAACACGAGCTCGACGACGACGCGACCACGCCCGACGAGGACGACGACGACGGGCAGGTAAGCCCGAACCGCCGACAGGGACAGGACGACGACGGCAACGCCGCGAGCTCGTCCGACGACGACACGGTCGAGGCCGACGAGGTCGAGGTCGACAGCGACGACGACAGCGCCCGGGCGACCAACGTCGAGGGCGACGTAAACGTAAACCTGACCGGACAGGACAACGGCGGGCGATGAGCTCGCCGCCGCCCGAGCGCGACGACCCCGACCCGCCCGACCTGTTGCTCGTCGTGCTCGCCGCCCAACGCTTGCGCGAAATCCTCGCCGACCCTGACCGATCGACGAGGGATAAGCGCCGATCAATCGACGCCCTAGGAAGGGCGCTCGTCCGACTAAAGAAATCGCTATGACGGCGTCGAGCGGGTCGGACGCCGTCGCGAACGCGCGCGCCGTCGACCGGTACGAAACGGGCATGTGTCAGCAATACGTCCGGGGCGTGGCATGGGAGCTCGGCGCCCTGTACGGGTCGGCGATCGACGCATGGTACGGCGCCGTCGACAGGCACCCGGGCGACCGCTCGCCGCCGCTCGGCGCGCCCCTGTTTTACGAGGGCGGGCAATACGGGCACGTCGTACTCAACACAAAAGCCAACGCCGCGAATATGCGCTCTACCGATATGCCGAGCTCGGGCGTCGTCGGCGAGGACGCTATCGGGTGGATCGAAAAGAATTGGGGATATCGCTATTTAGGTTGGACGGGTGACTTAAACGCGGTCGACCTCCCGTTAGGAAAAGAGGATGAAATGACCGGCGACGATTGGGAAAAGCTAAGGCGCATCGTGCGGGAAGAAGTATGGGAGAAAAGCCTGCCCGTCAATAAGCCCGACGGCGAGGAAACGAAAAAGGCGGCAAAACAAATCCTCCGCGAGATTTTGCAGCGGGTACAGAAATGAAGCTCGCGACCGCCAATATCTGCAATTACCCCGATATGCCGAAAGCGGACGTAATCGCCGACGGCAAGGAAATGTGCGAGAAAACGCAGGTTTGGGGAATGCAGGAAAACAATCCCGCCGAGGATTTCCCCGCGATTATTAACAACGTGCCCGACAAATGGAACGCGAAACACGGGAATGAAACCAACCTCCCGATCTTTTGGGATGGAAGCCTGTACGGCGTGCACGCGAGCGACCGCGTTAAAGCGCCTTTTGATCCCGTGTTGCCGAAATGCGCGCGCCCGCGTTGGCAAACCGCCGTGAAAATGTATAAGAAAGAACGCGCCGACCTGCCGGACTTTATCGTGATGAACGTGCATTTTATCGCGGGCGGATATAACGGCGATAAGGAACCCGACCGTAAACGGCAATGGGATATTGAATGGGACGTATTAGTCGAATGGTTCAAGGTCTATAAGAAACAGGGCTTTACCGTGTTTCTACTCGGCGACCTTAATCACCCCAACCCGCCTAAGCCTGTCGACGATTTCAAATGGATATGCGGCGACGGTATCGACCGTATCGGCGTTACGACCGTCGGGTCGGTTAGGTGGACGAAAGAGGATCAGGGCGTAATCGAGCTCAACAGCGACCACGCCGGGCGTTGGGTACGCGTGTCCCTAGAGCCTCGCTAATGAGCGACCGGGCGCTCGCCCTCGTCGTCGTGCTCGGCGTGCTCGCGCCCGCCGCCCTCGTCGCCCTCGTCGCGCTCATGCGCGGTTACTCGATAACCCTCGTCGTCGAGCGCCGAGCTCGACGCCCTAGACACGACGACGGCGAGGCGTAGCGTGTCCCGTATGGCACTCGACCTAGACCTCGATAGCGCCTCGCGTGTCGAGCTAGAGCCCGTGCTAGCGGCGTGCGTTCGGCGAGGTACACCCGAGAGCCTTGCCGACGCCGCCGCGATTCGTGCCGAGCTCGCTAGTCGCGTGTGGCAGAACCACAACCCGTACGCCCCTGTCGTCGAGCTCGCCGCCCTAGGGAGGAACGTCCCATGACAAATGCGAACGTGCTAACCGTGTTGCTCGCCCTCATCCTGTTGTGTGTCGTGCTGATCCTGTTCGGCGTCGGGATCGACGCCCGGTAGAGTCGCGCGCATGGAAGGGCACGAGGACTACACGCCTACAGAGCTCGCCGCCGCTAGGGCGCTACGCGAGTACGCCGAGCGCTACCCGCTCGACGTAGCCGTCACCCCCGACGGTGACGCGCCCTGCGGTTACTCGTGGCCCGACCGCAACAGCGTTCGAGTGCACGTCTGCATAGGCGTAGGCGAGCACGAGCACTCGTGCGGCGTCTGTGGCCCTAGCGTCATTCCGCCCGTTGTGTGACGCAGGTCACTCGCACATTCCGAGTATGACGACGAGGCAAGTTACTCGCAACGTGCGACTGTGTGTTATCCTAGATACATGAGCGCGGCACCCCGCCGAGCTCGCCTAGGAAGGGCACACAGTGAACCTCATCATCGGCAAGTCAAAGACTGTCCACAACAGCGCCAACCGCGTCCCGACGCGCGACGAGGACGGCACGACCGTATGGCTCGCCGTCCCGTCGTGTTCCGTCGCCGTGCACGGCAAGACGGTCACCGAAACGGACGCCGCCGTTACGTGTAAGACGTGTGCCAAGACGACGCCCGCCGTCGAGGCGCCCGTCGTGTCGGGCCCGTCGCACAACGCCGCCGCCTGTTCGGTCGCCGGGTGCACGGCATGAGCGCCCGCGTGTGCAAGGGAAGCGCCGCGCCGCTCATGCTCGGCGCGCGTTGCTCGGATTGTGGTCGCTCATTCGGCGAGCTCGTCGAGGGCGACCCGGCGCCGTCGCACGAGGCGACCGCGTTCGGTACGCCCGTCGTCGACGCGCCCTATATCGATTTCTCGTGTTCCTACTGCGAGCGAACGGCGACGCATGTAGGCGCCGGGCAGGACGGCGATTTTTACTGTCCCGACCACACGGGCAAGGCGCCCGGTCGCGTGATCGAAATCGAGCTCGACGCATGAGCGACCGTATGTACGACGCCCGGCACGATTACGACCCCGAACACGTCTTGTACGTCGAGGTAACCGACGACACGGGCGCATTGCGTTTGATCGTGCTAGAGGACGGGCGCGCCGCGACCGTCGAGCTCGACGCTAACGGCGTGCGCGCGTTGCGTTTGGCGCTCACCCGTTACGAAAGGCGGGGCGCCCTGTGACCGCCGCGACCATGACGCGGCGCCGGGTCGCCGCCGCCGTGCTCGCCGAACCGTACGCAATTTCGTACGACCGCCTTTCGCGTGTCCGGTCGAGTGAGAACGCGCCCGAGGTCGCCGTCGGCAATATCCGACAGGACGAGGACAACGTCGCCGCCGCCGTCGCGTACGGCGGCGTCCGCGAGCGGTTTACCGATAAGGGCTCGGCGTCGCGATTCCGCACAAAAGAACGCGACGATTTCCCGCGCCTACTCGCCGAAATCCGTACGGGTCGCCCGACGCACGTTTTGATTTGGGTACTCGATCGAATCATTCGTGACGATAAG